AAACAGGATATGAGCGTAAAGCATAACGCCCTAACAAGACTGCAAAGCTAATTAAATTATTGAACCAGCAGCAGCCAAAGCAAGCAAATCAAATTATATTTTTATCGACTTTAGATAATTTATTTTTAATTAATATTATAAAAAGCGCAATTTGTATAATATTTATATTATATTTGTTCTGTAGAAAGGAAATAACTACTACAAAAGTTCTTTGAGATAGTTGATAATGAAGTTGTGATTAAGGGAAACAAGACGTGAAGCCCTGAACGAGAGTTTAAGTATCGAAATGCTGGCATAGGCTTAATTGCTATTTTGCTCCCTTCTTAGTGAAGGATAGAGAAAGAAACGGTTACAGGATAACTTTAAGAATAAGTATACCGAAGCGAGGCAAGTGGTATTACCACCGAAAGGTAAAAGCTCAAAAGGCTGGTAATAAATCGTAATCTGCTTATGGACGAACTTGTAAACGAATTAATACCGACTGAAACATAAGAGCATTAAGTTGCTTCTATCTCATTGAATTTTTTAAATAAAAATATTTATAACAAAAACAAACAAAGCAAGATTATGAAGTTGATTGAAAAGTTAAAGCCAGAATACAGACAAATTTTAGACGAGCAAAAAAACTATTTTCCTGCTACGGTTGGGGGAATTTTATTGGCTTTTTATGAATTGGAATTTGTTATTGACATAAAATACGGCATTTGGTCAGACGTTAAGTCTATGACAAAAGTAGAATCAGCGTTTGAATTATTTAATGAAAAAACTGATTAGATGAAAGTGAATCTAAAAATAAAAGCGCAGTACCTTGAAAACTCAGAGCCAATGAACTGGGATGGCAAAGGTTTCGTTCCTCAGAACTGGAGGAAAAAAGGAATCCAGATTTTTGACATTGAAGTTGATAATGATATGATTATGCATTCAACGAAAATGGAGCAGCACATTAAAGAACTGCTAAAATTTCAAGGTTCAAGCGATTGGAAGTATGAATACATAGACCATTCAATTGAATATTTAAAGCCAATTAGTTTAAGTTGTTTAAGACTTTACGAATTAATTAAAAAAGAATATTAAAATACAGCAAATGAATTACCACAAAATAACCTGGAAAGAAAGCGGAGAAACCGAAGAGTGCAAGACGTTTAAAACAGCTTGTAGCATCGTCAACCTAAACTACCAGAGCGAACTAAATAAACGCTCTAAGCAAAAGACCAAAACTATCGACACAGCTTCGGTAAAGGTGGAGCAAAAAGTAATGCGTAAATAAATTAATTTTTTATTATGACTGAGAAAGAATTTCAAGAAATGAATGATTTTGAAGACGGACTAGAAAGCGCAATAAACACCGTTACCAAAATAGTAGCGGTTTTTGTTGGTATTGTTTTAGCAACTGTTGTGTATTACTTAATATTTTAAAAGCTAAAAAATGGAAATAGTAAAAATTTCTAAGATAAAACCAAACGAAGACAACCCAAGATTAATTAAAGACGATAAATTTAAGAAGCTGGTTAAGTCTATTAAAACCTTCCCAGAAATGCTTGAATTAAGACCTATTGTAGTGAATAACGATATGGTAGTATTGGGCGGCAATATGAGGTTAAAAGCCTGTAAAGAAGCAGGATTAAAAGAAGTTCCAATTATCAAAGCCGAAAACCTAACGGAAGAACAACAAAGAGAATTTATTGTAAAAGATAACGTAGGCTTTGGAGAATGGAATTGGGATGTACTTGCTAATGAGTGGGAAAATCAGGAATTGGTTTTGTGGGGTTTAGATTTGCCTAATTTAAACTTAGATGATGAAGAATACACCACAAAGGTAGCTAGTCCAATATATGAGACTAAAGGCATTAAACCAAAAGAGTCTGACCTTTACAACTTAGACAAATACAATGAACTTATAAAAGAGATTGAAAATCTAAATCTAACAAAAGAGGAGGAGTTATTTTTAAAATTATCTGCAGGGAGGCACATTGAGTTTAGTTACTCAAAAATAGCAGATTACTATGCACATTCAAATAATGAGATTCAGGAGTTAATGGAGAGTTCTGCATTGGTTATTATTGATTATGAGAAAGCAATTGAAAAGGGGTTTGTAGATTTACATAGAACAATAGAAATATTATCTAATACAGATGGATGATTTTGTAGTTTTTATATTATCTCACGGAAGAGCAAAAAGTATTTCAACTTTAAAATCTTTGAGGAGTTCAAATTATAGTGGAAAGGTCATAATAGTAATAGATAATGAAGATGAGAGCTCTCCGAATTACTTTGATAATTTTGAAGATGTTGAGATGTTTGATAAGTTTGAGGTGTCAAAAACATTTGATGAGGCTGACAATTTTAAAGACAGAAGGGCAATTGTATATGCAAGAAATGCGTGTTTTGATATTGCAAAGAAAAGAGGGTTTAAATACTTTATTCAAATGGATGATGATTATACAAGGTTTGAATATAGGCTATATACAAACAGGATACAAAAACCATCAAAAATAAATAACTTGGATTCAGTTTTTTCTGCATTATTAGACTTTTACAAAAAAACTAAATTTTACTCTATATCAATAGCACAGGGAGGTGATTTTATTGGAGGTAAAAATAATAGAATGGCAAAGAATCCAACCCTGTTTAGAAAGTGTATGAACTCATTTATGTGTAGTACTGAAAGACCTTTTAAATTTGTGGGGAGGATAAATGAAGATGTAAACACTTATATATATAAACAGAGTTTGGGGTTGTTAATGGGTACAATCCCTTTTGTATCTTTAGTTCAAAAAACAACTCAAAAAAACTCAGGTGGAATGACTGATATTTATTTAGACAGTGGTACATATATCAAGTCTTTCTATTCTGTTATTTTCTCACCATCATCCTGTACAATAAAACCAATGGGGGATAAGAATTTAAGACTACACCATTCTATCAAGTGGGATAGTGCAGTCCCTAAAATAATAAGTGAAAAAACAAAAATAGTATGAACAAAACCGAACAACATAAAAAGGCAATACTTGAAGCTTTAGAATCTTCCTTAGGAGTAGTCACAACAGCTTGTAAGAAGGTTGGAGTAGGTAGGACTACATTTTACCAATGGTTAAAAGACGATGAGCAATTTGCTGCTGAAGTTAGAGATATTGAAAACGTTGCTATTGATTTTGCAGAAAGTCATTTACATATGCAGATTAAAGATGGCTCTGCGGCTGCTACTATATTCTTCCTAAAGACCAAAGGCAAAAAACGAGGCTATGTTGAGCGACAAGAAATATCACACGAATTTGAAAGTGGTGACATATCGTTTATAGCAGAAGGGAATGAGCCAGAAGTTAGCTAAAAACCCATTTCGAGTAAGTTCATTATTTAAAAAGAATATTGAAATACCAGAAGGAATAGACCTAACTGTAAACAGAGGAGGAACATCAAGCGGAAAGACTTACTCAATTATGCAGGTGCTGATAGTTAACGCTTGGAACAATCCTAACACGATAACTACAGTAGTTGGGCAAGATATACCAAACCTAAAAAAAGGAGCAATTAGAGACGTTCTAATGATAATATCTACATCGGATTGGTGCAAGAACATTATTAAGTTCTACAACAAATCGGAGCGTATTATTCATTTCTATAACGGTTCAGTAATTGAATTTAATTCTTATGACGATGAGCAGGATGCAAAGAATGGTAAAAGGGATTATGCTTTTTTTAACGAGGTTAATGGCATCAGTTTCGGCATATTTGAGGCTATTTATGTGAGGACAAAAACCCATACTTGGGTAGATTTTAACCCATCTGGTGAGTTTTGGCTGAAGGAAAAGGAATATGAGCGGAGGGATAATGTAAGAACTTTAAAAAGTACCTATGACAATAACCCATTCCTGGACCAAAGTATTATTAATAAGATTCTAAGCTACCAGCCAACACCTGAAAACATTGAGCAAGGAACAGCAGACGAATACAGGTGGAAGGTTTATGGTCAAGGCGAGTATGCACCATTAGAAGGTGCTATTTTAAAGCGATGGAAAAAAGGCAAGTTTAACGATTCGCTTCCGTATGTGTTTGGCTTAGATTGGGGCTGGACTGACCCGTTTACGCTAACCAAAATAGCGGTAGACAAAAAGGCTAAAATCCTTTACGTTAAGCAAATCGCTTATGCTTCTAATTTATCAATGCCTAATATTTTAAACGTTATAAAATCCAACTGCAAAACTGATGATTTAATTGTTTGTGATAGTTCAGAACCCTTAAACATTGACCAGTTAAGACAGGCAAATTATAACGCAGTAAAAGCATATAAAAGGGCTGGAATTGTAGCGGAGCGTTTGAGGTGGCTGCAAGAATATCTTATCATTGTTGATGATTCGCCTGACATTGAAAAGGAGTTAAATAGCTATGTTTGGAGCAATAAGAGAGCAGAACTACCAGTAGACAGGGATAATCATTCAATTGATGGGATTGGGTACGCATACACGCAGTTGCATCTTTGGGGGCTATAAGATAAATTTTGGTTAATTTTGCATCTAAAGGTAGAAATATGTCATACAATGATTTTGGGAGACGTTTAAGGGATAATTTACAAGCATTTCCAAACAATTTTTTTAAGATTGGCGAAGGATTAAACGGTTCTACCATATCAGACCAAGAGGCGATTCAAAGGGGGTATTTAGGAAGCGCAGTTGTTTATACGATTGTTAAACGAATATCTGTAGCCATCGCAAATCTACCTATTTACATTTACGATAAGAACACAGGCGAAGAAATTGAAAGCGGAGACGTTTACGATTTCGTTTTTAAGCCTAATGACTTTCAAAGTTTTAATGAGTTTTGGGAGCAATTGGTAACATTTTACGAATTAACTGGTGAAGGCTATATTTACAATGATGTTGATTCTGTTGGCTTTATGGGTGGCAGACAAGTAATTTTGCCGCCTCAAAATGTAGAGATTAATAATTACGATAGTAGTATTTTAAGCAATGTCCAGAGTTATGATTTTAATAATGCTTTATTTGTTAAAAAAATAGACCCTGAATTTGTAATGCACGTTGCAATGAATAACCCAACTATCACAGGACTGCAAGACAAAAACGGATTAAGCCCACTACAAGCTGCTCAGAATATTCTAAACGCCTCAAATAACATTGAGATTGCTTTAAGCGAATACTTTCAAAACAGAGGTGTTTCTGCTTTGGTTAGCGCAGCAGGTGATGCAGGTCAATCAATGCAACCAAAAGACCAAACATTCTTGCAAAAGGCTTTGAACAGGGTAATAGGCGGAGCGGATAAAATGAATAGCGTACACGTTATTAAAACACCTGTAACCGTTCAACAGCTTAATGCATCGTCAACCGATATGCAAACAATTGAAAATAAAACTCAATTAATTCGTGAACTTTCTGCTGTTTGGGGCTTGCCTTCCGTTCTAGTAAACGATAATGCAACAGCTACATACAACAACGTAAAAGAAGCGAAGAAAGAAGCGTATTCAGAACTTTACATTCCTACTTTTTACAAGATTGCCGCAGCCTATGAGCGTAAATTCTTGAGTCAATTTGGTGATTATTGTTTAAAAGTTAAGACTTCCGAAATTGATGCTTTAAATCCAACACCAACAGAGCGAAGAAAAGAAGCCAGAGAAGACGTAAAAGCTGGAATTATAACACCAAATGAGGCGCGTGCTGAGATAGGACTTGAGGAAATTAACGAACCAGCAATGAATGTAGCAAGCGCACCTGCTAAACAAACTACACAAAATGAGCGATAAGATAAAGGTTATTAAAGTTGATAAGGAAAAGCTAAGTAAGTCTTTAAAGGCTAAAAAGAAGGCGATTGAAAATAAGAAAATCATACGGAAATGAATATCAAAGAACTCATAAAAAACAAAGCTGAAATTATTAAGCTGAAGAAAGCCCAATTAAAAAAAGGTGACATTATTAGCTTTGATACAAAAGCCCAAATAACAACGAAAGCCGATGTTAATACTGCAGATTCAGACACCGAAATACATAGAACAATTGTCGGGAATACCTATGGATTTATGGATAGTCACGATGACGTACACTTTAAAGGAATTTTCTCTAAATCAATCAAAGAAAACGGAACAAAAGTCTTACACCTGCACGACCACGTACACGAATTAGCCGCGAAAGTTGGTACACCTTTAGAAGTTTATGAAAAAGAAGTTTCTTGGGCTGATGTGGGCTTGAAAACAGGAGGAACGACAACCGCTTTATTAATGGATACGCGAATAGAAAAGGAAAGAAATCCTAATATATTCAAGGATTATTTGAACGGCTCAATTAACCAGCATTCTGTAGGTATGCAATACGTTAAAATTGACTTGGCTGTAAACGACCCAGAGGAAGAAGAAGAGTATGCTACTTGGAATAAATACAAGGACGAAGTAATCAATTTAGAAAAGGCTGAGGAGCAGGGTTTCTTTTGGGCAGTAACAGAGGCAAAGCTAATTGAGATTAGCTGTGTAATTGCTGGCTCAAACGAATTGACCCCGACACTAGAAACTAAAACTTATGACTTTGAGGCTTTAAATGAACTAAGCGAACAAGTCAAAAACAATCCAACTAAAGAGAATTTTTTGCATTTTTGCAATCAATTCAAAGCACTTCAAGAAGGTGAAGCCGTTGTTAAGACACTTCCAAAGGTCGAGAAGCCGCAAAAGAAAATTAATCCATTATTTAATCATTTAACACAATTAAAATGAAAGATTTTAATACATGGTTGACGGCTGAAAAAAATTTAAACGAAGCTGCAATCAAAGAATTAAGCGCAGAAGCGCAAGCAGGGCATATCGCTGAATATATGAGCAGCGTAGCAATTAAAGTAGACGAGGCTGTAAAGTCTGGTGTATCAAAAGAAGAATTAGCTGAATTAGGCAAAGAGCAGTCAAAGGCTTTAGCTGAATTAGGCGCAAAGCACGAGGCTATTTTATTGTCACAAGGTGCTGCTATTAAATCAGCAGTTGATAAATTGACAAAAACAGAAACTTCTCAAAGCAAGTCAATCCTTGAGCAGTTGAAGGAAAAGAAAAACGAAATAAGCCGTTACAAGAACGGAGAAAGCGTTAAGATTACTTTGAAGGCTCCTGTTGATATGACTTTTGGAACAAACGTAACTGGACAAATTCCACAAGCTGAAAGGCTACCGGGAATGAATATGGTTGCTTCAAGGGAAATCAAATTCTTAGACGTTCTTCAATCTGGAACTATCTCTTCTAACCTTGTTGAATGGGTTTATCAAAGTGGTAAAGAAGGAACGGCTGGACAAACAGACGAGGCAGCACTTAAAAATCAAATCGACTTTGATTTAGCAGTAGGTACTCAAAAAGTTGAAAAGACAACTGCTTTCATTACGATTACAGACGAAATGTTAGACGACGTAGAATTTATGGCTACTGAAATCAACAACGAATTGAATCGTGAGTTATTGAAAGCTGT